TACAGTAACTGAAGGTGTCCCAGAGCTAGTCACAGTTTCGGAAGGGGTGCCTGAACCAGATAAAGTTCCAGATATAGAAGAAGTCCCTGAGCTAGTTACAGTAACTGAAGGTGTCCCAGAGCTAGTGGCAGTGTCGGATGGTGTTCCTGATCCAGATAAAGTTCCAGAGAGAGAAGGAGTTCCTGAGCTAGTTACAGTAACTGAAGGTGTCCCAGAGCTAGTGGCAGTGTCGGATGGTGTTCCTGATCCAGATAAAGTTCCAGAGAGAGAAGGAGTTCCTGAGCTAGTTACAGTAACCGACGGTGTCCCAGAGCTAGTCACAGTTTCGGAAGGGGTGCCTGATCCAGATAAAGTTCCAGATAGAGAAGGAGTTCCTGAGCTAGTTACAGTAACCGACGGTGTCGCAGAGCTAGTCACAGTTTCGGAAGGGGTGCCTGAACCAGATAAAGTTCCAGATAGAGAAGGAGTTCCTGAGCCGGTTGGTGTGACGGAAGATGTGGCCGAGGGTGAATCAGTTCCGTATGAAGATTCAGAGGGCGAATCTGTATATAGCGGTGAAGAAGAACTTATAGACTCAGATGTAAGGACGGGAGATGCAGTGAAAGAATTAGTTGCAGAAGTAGAGAAACTTTGTAAGGCTGACTGTGAATATACAGGGCTAGTAGAACTTATAAAACTCGCTGATGCAGATATATCTCCTGAAGCAGAAGGGCTTCCCGAACTACCCTCTGACACAGAACCCAACGCAGAAGTTGTAGCCGTAGAAAACGCATCTGACTGACTCGCAGTGATACTTGATAAAAGAGAAGGAAAGCCACTTGGAGATTCTACTCCACTGTATGATACCCGCGGTGTATGAGATACTTCTGTAGTAGCCGATCCTAGGGAGCTAGCACTTGCCAAAGGCCCGCTAACACTCGCTAAAGGACTCACAGAATCCACCAAAGAACCAGTAACCTCTGCCGACGAAGAACGAGAAGGAGCTACAGAACGCGAAGCTGTCACAGCCCCAGAAGCCGTCCTAGAACTTGTATGCGAGTGGCTAGAGCTAGAAGATAAGCTTCCTACTCCAGAACTCGTCAGAGAACCGCTCATTGATCCAGACACAGAAGGAGAAGGCGTTCCCACAATAGTCTTTGTTACTGAGACACTTCGCAGAGAGCTTCTTGAACCAACAAAACTTGCTGATACATGCGCAGATGCAGAAGAAGCTACAGAACCCGACATACTGGAGCTAGCAGAAGATGACAGGCTCGCAAGCCCTGATATAGATTCTAAAGGACTCTGGCTTTCACTAGCAGATCCAGAAGAAGTTCCCAGACTAGAAACAGTTCCAGAATCACTGAAGGATATACTCACCCCAGCACTTGAGCTTCCAGGGCTAGTCCTAGAAGCAAAATCACTAGCGCTATATGTGGCTGATACAGTCTCTGTAACACCCGTGGGAAAAGTCGTTATACTCGGTGTAGAAGTGCCATCTTGTGAGGCCGTGGAGTCTAGACTACCACTAACGCTTCCAGACCTTGACCTTCCTGGAGAAGAGCTTACAGCCCCTGTTTTCGTTATATCCACAGTTCTACTCATAGTTCGCGAAGCTTGCATCGTCCTTGAAGGCACTGCGGTAAAAGTAACTGTGGCCGAAGCTGACTGTGATCTAGTGGTGCGCCCTGATCCGCTATAACTTACAGACGCCGAACTCGTCCTCGTATTACTCGAAGACCCTGTCTGGGTCCGAGAGCTAAAACCGCTCCTAGAAGGCAAAGGGCTATAGGAAGCAGATGGTGTGCAAGTTCTATCTCCCGTAGAAGATGCCGTAACACTCCCTTTTACAGAACCTCCAGGACTAACAGATTCTGTCATATACATACTGCCTGACACTGTTAACAAAGGAGACGCCGATACAGACCTGCTGATGCGCCCCGTGAAGGAGCCGCGTGTTGAGGCAGATACCGAGGAAGAAACACTCGCCGTCTTCGTATTCGTATATGAACCTGATGCAGTTTTACTTATAGGGCCTGACTTTGTAGGAAGCATAGAACGACTCCCTGTAACAGAAGCCGTGGAAGTCCTAGAAGATGACATAGATCGCGTTATCGTAGCAGAAGCCGATGCAGATCTCGTGCCCCGCGAAGAGCCAGTTGGTGTTCGCGAAGCCCTTGTGCTAGCAGACCCTGTTACACTGGCTGTAGATGTCCTAGAACTCGTTATACTTCGCGAAGAACTCGGAGAAGATGTGCTCGTCCTAGAAGAAGATATACTTGGTGTCCCCGTTTTTGTCCCTAGCATAGAAACAGATGCTCTCCCAGTCTTTGTAAACGAAGGCGATGCAGAAGATGTTTTGGATGAAGCCATTGTCCTGCTCTTTGTCACACTTGCAGTTGTCGTCTTTGAGGGAGTTCCAGATCTAGAACCACTAGGACTTGCTGATGGGCTCTTAGAAGATGTTATCGTGCTAGTGCCTGTGCGTGTAGGGGCTGTAGTCCGTGTGCTAGTGGTTGACCCAGTCGTTGTCTTTGTCATGATTGCCGAACTGCTTCCTAGCGCCGACGCACTCGCCGTTTTCGATACAGTAGTAGATCTCGTTCCTGCTAGACTATGAACACTAGTAAATGTATTTTTTGCCGTTGGTGTAAATAAATCTGTCGGCCGAATAGATCTTGTTCCAGTTGTGGTGCGCGTAGATGTTTTGGACATTGTTCCGCTTGCGCTAGGCAAAACCACATCACCTACCAAAATACGCGCATCTCCTAAAGATACAACGGATGCTAGAAAAAATAACAAGAGTTGTAGCTTACGCATCTTGTTATTCTATACATATTATAATCATTTAGATGCCACTTCTTCTCTACATATAAACTCACCCGGTTGTCCTGTGGAATCGCAATCAAAGACGTGGCCTACAGCACTTACCCATACTTCTCGTCCACCCCTCACTTCTTTCCTTATGGAGCACTTATCAAGCGGAAGTTTCTCAGGCACCTTATCACTTTCTTCGTAGATTGTCCGAATCTTGGGAAATGCTTGCAGAATCGTCCCCTTATCAGAAGCAGGGGGAACCGCCACCTTCTTTTTCCTCCCCATCTCCTCTGACATAGAAGCCGGCCTTTGAACCGACCAAGCCTTGGAAACACATGCCCTTTCCGCAGTAGCCTGTGCATCTTTCGCATGAGCCAACCATTCCAAATCTGGTTCACACCCTTCTTCCTCGGCCAACTTCCAGTAAGCCTTACTCCCATAAATAAGAGAATCTTTCGGAGGCTCTTCAGACAATAAGCCGTGTATCATTCGCGACTGAGTAAAAGGACATCCCTTTGACACCCTATAAGAACACTTGTCACAAAGATTCTCATCCTTGCGAGCTTTCCCCTCACACAGCCTCCCAAATGATACCCAGGAAGACCCTAACTTAATACGCGTGTTTTCCCAGTCCGTAAGTCTTGCTTGGCACGCCATGTGGACCTTTCATAATGGTTCTGCGCCTTTATCAATTTTTTAGAGTGCGCGCACTAGGGTCCGTAGCACCGGGTGACCAACGAGGCATCCAATATGGCCAAAGATCGCCGGTGTTCTTATAGAATCTATCGTAAATAGACCGATAATATAAGGCCTCCTTGGTATGACAAATAGGCCACCACAACTTTGTATCGTCCAGAATAATTCCACGCTCCTCAATCTTCCTCTGAATAATCTGATACCAGGACTCCCCCTCGGCCTGACTACTTACACCATCACTAAAAGCCTCCTTTGTCCTGTAAAGCACATGATCCGGTAGCAAGCCATCCTTCAAGAATGCATCGCGCAAGATAAGCTTCTCCATCCTCCTTGGTTCACCTGTAGCATTATCCTGAGCCACAGGCCTGCGCAACGAAGTCTTGTAGGCTAGGGCAGCCGCCACAAACTGCTTGTCCAAGAAAGGTGTGCGCGCCTCAAGGCCATGTGAGCTAATAGACCTATCGGAACGCAGGACATCGTATTTGTGGATTTCCTTCAACAGTCTCCGCACCTCCTCCTCAAATGCGTCGTTATTCGGCGCATTGTAGAAATATTTATACGAGCCGAAAATCTCATCCGACCCATCGCCGTTAAATACCACCTTGCAATCCGTCCTCTGCCGAATTTCACGGGCCACCATCCAATTCCCCACCGATGCGCGCACGGTCGTAATATCATAGGACTCAATGTCATGAATCACCTCGGGAATACAATCAAACATCTCATCGGCCGTCACCACAATCTCCGTGTGCTCAGAGCCGATGAAACGCGCCACCCAGGCAGCGTAAAACAAGTCCGTCCCACCCTTCATGCCAATACTGAAGGTCTTCAAGGGCGGTTTGCCCAGCTCCTTCAAACGCCTCTGCACCAAAGCAGCAATCAAGCTAGAATCAACTCCCCCACTCAAGAGCGCTGCCACCGGCCTCTCTGTCATGAGGCGCTTATCCACAGCGGAAATGAGAGCATCGCGCAAATACGCAAGGGGCGTATCTGCCGTCTGCTTAATCCAGGGAACCTCGTGATATACGCGCTTGATAAGGTCTCCCGTGTCCTCGTAAATCTCCCATACTTCTCCAGGGGGAAACTCCACCACCTTCTCACCCTCTTGCACAAACGGCTCCAGTGCCTTCCTCTCACTCGCAAATGTCCATGAACCAGAAGGGCTCTCAATATAAAACAAAGGCCGAACACCATAGGGATCCCTCGCCACCACATACCTTGACGAATCATACAAGACAAATGCAAAAACACCATCTAGAGCCCGCGCCACCCGCATCGAGTCCTTGCCCATAAACTCATACAGGTTGCCGAGGACTTCGCAGTCAGAGCCAGATTCGCCTTTCTTCCCAACCAACTCCTCTAACTCCTTTGCGTTATAGATCTCACCATTACACATCCACGTGAGCCCCGATGCGCGCTCAAACGGTTGCATACCCTCCGTATTTAGTCCATTAATGGCGAGACGTGTGAAACACCAGGTAGCAGAGTCAAGATCCAGCCACTTGTGACCCTCAGGCCCCCTAGCATCCAAGGTATTTACTCCATTTTTCCACAGGGCCTTATGGTCCATCTTCGCTCCCCCTGTGAGAATCTTTGCCCATATACCACACATCTCTAAGAGTTTTCTCGCGCAGGCCTTAACCCACACCACGAGATAAAATTTGATGGCCGATATTCTCGCATACACAAGTCCCTAGCAAAAATGGAAGAGAGTATTCATAACTTTAACGGAAACCTCTTGGCATTTTGGCGTCCAAGAAAACACACCTTCTACTTTCTTTGCTGGAAGCCAGATGCAAATCGCTGGGAACACTATGATGAGGAACATACCCCTTTTACACTTCATAGCACAACCTCTCATGGGCGTGGTTCCGTTATTATTCGTATCAAGTCGGCTGGTCCTCGCCATTATCAAACGCGCATTCACTGCGATGGCACATTCCTGCTAAATGGCCCTCTCGTGATCCCTATTGCAAAGTCTATGCTCCCCGCGCAAGCAGCGCGCATTAAGCGCGAGTATACCACGATGGATTTAGATCCCACAATGAATTATCTAAGGCCACAAAATCTCTGGACACTGACTCCACCTCCGCAACCTGGTGCGGCTAAGCCAAAGGCAAAGCTAATCCCCATTCCTCGTCGCATTGCTTGGTTGGTGGCAGAAGAAGCGTTCAAAAACAAAGAGGCCTGTCCAATCTCCATGGAAGATATTAGTCCTATTACGGCCTCTGTGACAAGCTGTTTCCATGTCTTTCACACCCCGAGTCTCAATACATGGCTCAAGGAAAAGAATACCTGTCCCACATGTCGCGAACCCTGTGCGGCACAGACAGCGTTTGAGCCTGCCGCAGAGCCTTTGCCTTTGCCTTTGCCAGAGCCTATCCCTGACTCTGTCAGAGTAGAACCCTAAAGAATAACTTACCCTTTTACACAGATGAGTTTCAGTCGCAAAGACTTGATTCTTTTACATAAATACAAGGACGACAACTATCGTAAAGCTCTCATAGAGCATGTGGTCAGCCTCGTAAAATACGAGGTCTTCCGCTCAGCCATGCGCGGCGAAACAGTTGTTCGCGTCTCTTGCACATGGGCAAATACAAAAGAAGAAGTGGAAGGCCTTGTAAAAGAAGAAACTGCAGTGAAAGAGCAAATACAAGACACCTTCAAAGATTCCGTTGTGGAGATTCAAACAGGTCCCGTAAGTCTTATTTTCTATACATTTTGGGAAATTGTTGTAAATGTAAACTGGGGCTAAAACATTGGCGTGTAGATTTTATAGGGATGCAGGCTATTGGCAAGGGGCTTGCCACAATGTTACTCGTTTACAGTGTCCACTACTCTGTGGCGAAACTGTATAATCGTTTCTGTGTGCCTGACACCGTCTACGGCTTCTTCCAAGGTGCAATCTCGACGGGCAGTCCTATCTGCATGGGAGCAATGGATATTTTAAAAACCACGCAGACATCTTATGGTTCATTCATTATGCTCGGCACGAGCAGACTCTTTGTTGATATCATCAACCCCTTTAACACGCATCGCTCCGATAAACAAACAGCTACGGAAGATCCTAAGACATGATGAACTATTTGCCAATGGCATATTCCATCTTACGAGAACTCTCTATATGAATTTTTATGGCTTAGGCATAAGGCATAAAGATCCCCTAATTTACAGATGGCCGGCTCCTATGCGACGTTAGAGGGGGCCCTATATGAACTCGTATCCCGTGGAAAGAAGGACACCTTCTTATTTGAAGAATCCAAGGACAGCCTCTACATATTCGACAATACTTACGAAGCACAGGCTCCACAAATGTCCGAGATACGCCGAATCCCTTCGCAAACATCTTGCGATTTCGGCCGAACTCTACAATTTGACTTTGACTTGGTCGGCGATATCATGCGCGACCCCACCCTAGTCATCAAACTTCCTTCCTGGCTTCCCTCTAACATAGAATCTACAAATCCACGCACAGAGGTCACCGACTTAACCGGTGTAACATATGGATATACGAACGGCATCGCCTATTTCCTCTTTGAACAAATCCAGTTTTATCAGGACAATATTCTTCTTCAAGAATTTTCCGGCGATGCCCTCTGGGCAACCACAAGATCGGCAGGAACATTTGGACATTCCTTCATGTCCAATACTTTGACGGGTGTCCACGATGGAACCAATCTTCAAATAGCGAGAAATGCCACACCCGGCCAACTTCGCCTCGCCCTTCCCATCATAGGCTGCCAAAAGGACTCGGATCTCGGATTCCCCCAGCGCGCTGCCCTCAAACACAGCTATCGCTTGAAGTGCAAGGTCCGCCGTATAGAAGATCTAGTAGAATCTTCCGACGGCAGATATAAGCCCACCCCATGGGGAGCAAAGATGTTCCGGCAAATGAAACAAGATGGTTCTGATACAGAGTTTCATACTCTCTTTCGCACAGAGATACCACCTCTAGATGTTCAGCTAGAGACGCGCCAAGTATATATACCCCGTGAATACCAAGATGCTCTTCAACAGACTCCTCAAAAGATCCCCTTCTTGCGTATGCGAGAAAACATATTCACACAGAATCGTGTGGATTACGCAAATACCACCGCAGGCGGAGTAAGTATCATTAAACGCCTCCTGGACGGCCGTCATCCGGCAGAAAAGATTACGTGGTTTTTTAGATCCAGGCAAGATATTAATGCGAATCGTCTGTGGAAGCTTGACACTGGCACACAGACACAAAGTTATTATAGCTCGGCAAATTTCCAGATTGCGGGGCGTGACCGTGAATTGCCAAGGAGCCCCTTAGTCTGGCGAGATGTCACCAATTACGCGAAAGAATCCATAGATACAGGTTATGAAATCGGGACAATGAACTGGGGACTTGGGGCTATTGCACCTGAGCGTTTCCCTATTACAAGTGTTACAGGGGCAGTGAATTTCACTACGGCCGATAGACCCACCCTATACTTCAGTCTGAACCCTGTTACTCCTGACCCCCTGGTCGGCTCAGCCAATACAGAGTTGCGCGTGATCGTGGAAGGCTGGGCAGAATTTGATACGGACGGCAAAGGCCGCGCCGAATTATTTATGGCCTAAGTTGCCTCCCAATAACCTAGCAGAATGGACAGCGGGTTTCAAAGACCCGGCGGAGACATTACAACTCTCCTGGATCTCACTCCGAGGGACGTCCAGGATAATGAATACACACCTCTATCCTCCGAAAAAACCTGGTGGGTAGCCGACAATCTGCGCAGGGTCCATCCATTTAGTCTCAGTGTCCAGCAATTTCCTGTGAGAGGTCCTACCGGCTTCGGCCAGAGATTCACCTTTGACTTAAATTCCCTATCTGTCGGCGATCTTCTTCTGGGCACCTTCCTACACTTGGAACTCGGCCACTGGCTAAGTGATACGGCCCTAGTGCAACTAGAATCTTCTGCAGTCACCTACCCATCTAGCGAAGACCCCTGGTATTATGCAAATAGCCTGGGCACTTCTATTCTCCAGCGCGCTGAGCTAGAAATTGGCGACCAGACCATAGAAATCGTGGACGGCGATTTTCTCAATACGGCGAGCCTCTTATTCGCAGATATGAATACCCAATACGGCCCCGGCGTAGAATCACTCGGCAGATACCCACTATCCTCTTTAACACATACTCCGAGTTATCGCCCCTTTCCCACAACCCGCAGATCTGTAGTAGTCCCCTTACCCTTTTTCTTTCAACGCACAAAGCTTCAAGAAGCTCTTCCCTTGCTTGCCTGTAAAGAAGGTTCGGTCCGTATTCACGTAACCCTTCGCCCTTTTACAGAGTGTGTGCGTCGTCTAAAAGGTCGTAGAAGTTGTCCAACAGATGTCCCACTGAGCCAAAGCCTGAACATAAAGAATACATCGACAGGCACGGTAACACCCACGCAAACATCCCCTATTACTCCGTCATTCAAGAAGATTCAACTTATTACATATGGAGCTGTGACAGATGGTATTGTGCGCCAAAATATTATGAGAAGTCCCTTTGAAAACCTCGTGCGCAATGTGCAGGCCTTTGATTTCTCAGAGCCTCTCAAATATTCCACTATGTCATCGGAAGATACCATACAAGTGCAACTCCCTCTAGAAGCAAATCATCCTATGGAAGAGATTATATGGTTCGTGCGACGCAAAGAAGTGGCCAATAACAATGAATGGACGAATTATTCTTCTGTCTTATCTGCGGAATATGATCCTATTTATAATGTGCCAGGACCTATGTTAAAGAGTGCCACCATACAATTGAATGGAGTGGAGTTGGTAAAGCAAGAAGAGCAGTGGTTTCGCCAGCATATTGCTTATAGACATAAAGCAGGGGCGTCAGCCTATAATAGTTTTATATACGGCTATTCATTCTCGGAAACGCCAGGGAAACATCAACCGCGTGGAACGGCCAATGCTTCGCGCCTACAGACAGTGCGCCTGACCCTGGATATTAAACCGCCTGGGGGCGCATATGACAAGATGTGGGAGGTGAAGGTCTTTGTGATTACTTTGCAATGGCTCCGATTCCAGAACGGCCTGGGGAATAAGATGTTTAGTGATTAGGCACCCACCTTGTAAAATAAAAAATGAATTTCATTGTGGCGCATACAATATGCCTCACAATGCCTCCTATAGCTCATAAAGATCTCGTTGCTGGACAAGTGTATACGAGAGTAAGTAAAACTGGTGAAAGGACTTATGAAATAACGAGGCCATTTGTCTATTCCTATGAACAAGGTGGCACAACAATATTGTGCTTTGAGTTTGTAGGAAGAAGTTTACATTTGCAATACAATGCAGATTATTACGACTTCTATGTTGTTGGAACACAGCCAGTTGATATTCCTCCTTATATTGCACGAACGAGCTCAGCCCTTTGTATTTCTCAAGCGGAAGATATTGGTATTCTCAAGGAGAGTTACGATATCCTTCTGACAACTGATTTTGATTCTATAACATATGACCCCTTTGTGGATGGAGACAAGTGTGTGCAAATTATCCACCCTTGTGGAAACTTCTGTATACCAAATTCCTCTATGAAATGCTTTGTGTATCACGCGAAGGCACTAGATGCGTGGTTTCATCAAGGGAAGTATGAAGAGCCTAGAACCCGAATGAGACTTCAACAATCAGACTTGAAAAAGTTCATATACCGATCCTAAAATGCCAAAAGGCCAAAGGGCCAAAGGGGCAAGGGGCCAAGGGGCCAAGGACGCTTATAGTTTTTATACACCACGCATAAAGATGGCTTCGGCGGGCTTGTTGAAACTTCTACATTCGGGTATTCAGGACGATCGCCTCATTGCGGCTAAAGGTTCTCTGAAGATGGATGATTTCCAGCGCGTCTATGTAAAGGCCGGCCGTTTCACCACAGAATGGTATTCCGTGGAATTTGATAATACCCCGGCATTCGGTACAACTGCTCGGTGCACTATCCCGAGGAGAGGCCATCTTATTACACGCGCCTTTCTCATGGTCACACTCCCAGATATCGGCGCACGACAACTCATAGCAAAGCGAGAAGCCGACAGCAATTCCCGAGCATTTCTTGGCCCCACCTTCGGTTGGACGAATTCTCTCGGCAATGCCTTAGTAACAAGTGCACAAGTAACGATTGGCGGTAATTCTATTGATGTCATTGACGGGCGTCTGATGGAAGTCCTAGATGAATTCAATACGCCCCTTGAAAAGGTGACAACAGTGAATCGTATGATTGGGCGCTCCGACGAAGGATACCAACCTGGCTGGGATTTAGAGACACCTCTTATCAAAGAACTCGCCATTCCTCTACCCTTCTGGTTCCATCGCGGAGATCCTTCTGAGGCCCTTCCAATTGACGCCATTAGTCATGACAATGTGCAAATATCCATAACATTCAATAATCTTCAGAATCTTATCACAAGTTCTGTGCAGTGTATGAACGCGAATGGGCAATATACTTATCCTGTAATATCAGGCAGTCCTTTTTTCGTCTATGACTCCAACGGCATACCTATCTGCTCTTCCAATGCCTCCAACGCATCATCGCCTCCTGTAGCACCCACCGTTACAACGATGCAATTATCATTTGCGGGCGGTGTATGCAAAGGCGACTATGTGAATTTATCTGGTGCATTTCAATATACAAATAGCAATGGTTCTGGATCAGGAGGGGTCTCTGGTTCAGTTGCGTCAGGAGATCGTTCCTTAGATATCCAATCAGCAAATCTATTGCTGGAATATGTATATTTGGACGGACCTGAAGCGAATCGTATACGCCTTGGCGATCTTACATACCCCATTGTGCAACACTATGGATACAACGCAGAAACAAAAGGAAATTCCAGTTTAAGAATACCATTTCGCATACCAAATCCAACCAAGGACATGTATTTTTATGTCCATCGGAACGACGCCGATCTTTTGAATGCACCTTTCCTTGCCACACGCGATATGAACTCTCCTGCGAAAATAAATGGATATACCACAACAACTTCATGGACGAGTGCACAATTATCTGTGGGTTCCAATGCTTCTTTGCCCTTAAATGACACTGGTCTACTCTTTCAAACAAATGACACCATTGTTGTGAGTGACAGCACCAATCCATCACAATACTTCAAAGCTTATGTGAAATCTTACACCAAACAAGGAAATATCTTGAACGTCCATGTATCCAATATATATGGAACCAATACAACCTTTCTAACACCTCCTTACAAGATTCAATACAGCCCAGATTCTCCTTGGTGGCCAGATGCACAAGGCCTAGGCAAAAATATCTTTGAGCCTCTGATCCCTGCATATTCCGATGCAGACTCAGAACCGATTCGCGAGTTTTCTCTCACATATGAAGGCAAGATTGTCCGATATGCCACGGATGTGCCGACCCTATTCCAGAGCATTCTTCCAGCCATGGAAAAAAGAAAAACGCCATGGCATAACAAATATTATTACCACATCCCCTTTGGCACCCAAGGCGAAGAATTCGGGATCAGTAATCCCATGGGGCATGCAAATCTAGATAAGATAATGAATATCGATCTCTTCCTAGACTTCAAGCCAATGCGAGGTTCTCTGCGCTCCACAGATATCCCCTCTTACACAGTCTACACATGGTTTGAAACCTATAATATCTTAAGAGTCTATGGAGGTCGCGCAGGGCTCTTGTTTGGGTATTAAATTTACATAGTTATATATACTTCGCGTAATATACTCAGAGTATATTGTGTGATTTATAAGATCAGATATCCCCTCTAAAAGAAGGTCTTGTCAACCCGAGTCATCACAAGGCAACCGTTGTCCTCCATTGTCCAGCGCATAGTCTTCGTCTCCGCATCACGAATCACTCCAGCAGTGCGATTCGGTATCATGACGTCGGTGATTTCTTTTGCAATATTCACATCCTTTCCATCAGCGTTCACAAAGGCCCAGTTCACCTCATTGCTCAGAGGACGATACTGGATAGAACCAGTATTTAGTCCCTGAACCCACCAAGAAGCATCAAGATTCTTTAAAATCACCTGATTTGGTTGATAAGGCACAGGAGAACTATTTGCAACAAGATTCTTCGCATCCACCGCCGTAACGGGAAGCCCTTTTACACTCTGGAAAGTAGCATCCGCCCTGCCCTTGGGCGATACGCTTGCCTCATACTTGACGTCCATATACTTATAGAATTCAAAATTTATTTTCCCATTGGACGCCGGAAAAAACTCAGGCGATTCAAAGATTCATGGAAATCGTCCTTTTTCGCACGAGATGCTTCTGCCTTCTCAAGACACTCCTTGACTTTTTCTGCCCACATCGAGGCTGTTGTAGTATCTTCTTCAGGCGGAAATATAATAGTGTCACCGGTAGGAGTCTTTGGCTCTTCCCGAACTATGGGAGCCCGTTCTTCATAGACCACTGCCCCACTGAGGCCTTCCACAGAATCATCCTCGCAATCATCTACAAATCGCGGACGCGTTGCTTGTTTATATATCATGGTTCTCTTACCTTTGTAAAAGGGGCTGTTGAAAATATTGACATGTGATTCTGATTCCGGGTTTGTCCACTTACGCATCTCGGGCGATGCAGACTTAATAGGGATCTCCTCTTCGGAAGAAGATACTTCAACGTCAGAATCGGAAGATGAATCAAGTTCAGGACAAGCAAATCTATTCTTCTGTTGTGCAATATTTTGCAAATCAGATGCCTTCACTCCCTTTGACTTCGGCATATACTATATAAATATATTCATGCGCCTTAACCCTCTAAATTTGAATATATACATGCCCTTTTACATCGGTCTCTCTAGCAGAAATGGTCAATCTCCTGGTTGTGGAATCTCCCGCCAAATGTAAGAAAATCGCCTCCTTCCTAGGCCAAGGCTGGATTGTCCTAGCTACGATGGGTCATATCCGGGCGCTAGAAGAGAGCTTGGATGCCATTGGAATAGAGCGCGATTTTGAGCCACGCTTCCGATTTCTGAAGGAAAAGGCGAAGGCGATGAAACCGATCATGGATGCTGCCGAGAAAGCTTCTGAGATATATCTGGCTGCCGACGATGACAGGGAAGGCGAGGCAATTGCTTATAGTGTGGCCTGTCTTCTCAAACGCGATCCAACTTCTCTCCCCCGCGCCGTCTTTCACGAAATCACGGAGACGGCTATTAAGGCCGCCGTGCAGAATCCGAGGCGCATTGATATGAATGTAGTATATGCCCAACAAGCGAGGTCTGTCCTAGATATGCTAGTAGGTTTCACGATTTCCCCCCTCCTCTGGAAGCATGTGGCGCGCTCACTGAGTGCAGGAAGATGCCAGACTCCTGCACTTCGCCTAGTGAGTGACCGCGAGAAGGAAATCAGCAACCATTCTTCCATGACGACATGGAAACTAGCAGGCGAGTTCAGCGCACCTAGCTTCCCTTTTACATCCTCTATGGAAGACGAGCTAGAAGACCAGGAATCTGCCTTGAACTACCTAGAAAATGTGCACGGCGATAAGCGGGCCATCGTAAACACAATTATCCAAAGGCCATGGACCGCCAATCCTCCAAAACCTCTTATAACAAGCACATTGCAACAGGAAGCGAGTTCCTTATACAAGATTAATCCTAAGGTAGCCATGAAAATCGCCCAAGAATTGTATGAGGCCGGACACATTACTTATATGCGCACGGATCATGCGATTCTTAGTGAAGAGGCGATAAATGAGGCCCAGGCACTGGTCTTAAAGGAGCACGGGGCAGAGTATGTTGGACCTGCGAAACCCGTTGCGCCCAAAAAGAAAGCCGTGGCATCTTCAAAAAATACGGTTGCTAAGCAAGAAGCCCATGAAGCCATTCGCCCCACTCACTTTGAGCTGAAGGAGCTATCTATGATGGAGGACTGGACAGCCAATCACAAGAAGATCTACGCCCTCATTCATCGTCGCGCCCTACAATCGGTTATGAGTCAGGCGCGCGGTCAGACTCGCACGGCTCAGATAAGTCTGGAAGCCGACGAGGCAAAATTCCCCTGGTTATCTTCATGGCGCATGACGGAGTTTGCAGGGTGGCAGATTCTTGGAAAACCTGCGCAACACGACGACGATGCGGAAGAGGAGTCAGAGGATTCCCTAATTTGGAAAAAGGCCCTGGAACTTGCCGAGGGAACTCGTCTTACCTGGAAGACACTCACAGCCAGCCCGAAGAGGTCCAAGGCTGCATCCCGGTTCACCGAAGCCACCTTGATTCGTGAGCTAGAGCAACGTGGCATTGGTCGTCCATCCACCTTCGCCAGTCTTGTGGAAGTTCTCTTTGACAAACTCTATGTGGAGAAAAAGGACATTGTCGGCACCACCATTCAAAACACCACTCTCTCCGTGAAGCCAGAGGAGTGGCCACCGCTAGCCACAACTACACAAATGACTCTGGGAGCCGAGAAACAGAAACTTGTTCCGACGGCTCTAGGAGACTCCGTTGTGCAATTCTGCACGAAAGAATTTCCTCAGCTTTTCGCCTACGAATTCACCGCGAAGATGGAGGAGCGCTTGGACAATGTGTCAAAAGGCAGTGAGCAGTGGAAGGCCTTGTGCCGTGATACTTGGGATTCTTATAAGGCCGACCACGAGCGCCTCAGCTCTGGAGCATCTGTGCCATCTTCTTCCGAGAAGGTGAAGGATTTCGGCGGAGGGTTTAAGGCCGTCATGTCAAAGACAGGGCCACTTCTGGTCCAAGAATCTTCCGAGGCAGGATCCAAACCCACCTTTTACTCCTTTCCACCGAATGAAACGGTTCAAGGCATTACGGAAGAAGTGGCGCGCCAATGGATAAAGAAGCAGGCCGAAGATGCGAACATGGGCTTTTATAATGGCAAGCCTATTCTGAAAAAGAAGGGGCCGTATGGAATGTATTTACAGACAGGCGATTTTATGATTCCGTATGTGGATACTGACACACCCGAGGCAATCCAGGAGAAGTTTCGGGCAAAAGCCGAGGCTACTTCTGCGAAATATGTCTTTGGGCCATATACATTTAGCCGTGGGCAGTATGGGCCTTATATGTATAAACACGCTTTGAAGACAAAAGTTTTCATAAGTGTGAAAGATACGATTGATCCGAAGACGCTTACGGCTGAGGAGGCTGACGCCCTTTACAAGGCTGGGGTGGAGGCGAAGAAGGCTGGTGGCGGCGGTGGCAGCAGAGGCGGCCGAGGTGGCTGGCGCGGAGGACGAGGGGGTCGTGGCGGGGCGCATTAAGAGTAGATGAGTATTCAGAACATCCAAGCAACTTGTCTAGACGGCAGACTCAATTTATCCTGGATTGTCCTGGAAGACTGTGAAGCAATTAGTGTTCAAATCGCGCACGACACGCAATTCATATCTTCTCCCAGGATGTTCATCGTCCCGAAATGCACTGGATGTACCTTGGACATCGGCAAAGGGATCTGGTTTTTTCGTGTAGGTCATATGTGGAAGGGAAAAATAGAATGGATGCCTATGCTACCTCCTTTATTAATACAGACAACTAAAGAAGTTCAGGTTCTCCAGAAATCGCAGTTAAAGGTGATACACACCCAGCCCATTACGGATGGAATGCGCTTCCATATAAACTTACCAACTCCCTCTTACACAATCATAGAGTATTCACAAGATACAAAATTTCATGCAACATCTACGAAAACCAGATACTTCACAGATGCTTCTCGGGGTTATGTGGACTGCGAAGGTCTTTACCCTGAGTTTATCTATAGTATACGTCTAGCTACTCCGGAGAAGCCTGCTGGTCTTCCGAAACATGAAATACACCTTTTATCCGAGTGGATTGTCTTTCATGGGAAACGACCATTGAAACATACAAATCCGCATGATGCACAGGATCGTTCTCAAATGAAACGGGATGCTGTTTTGTTACGAGAAGCGAATGAGAGTAAAAAACCCATACGCTTCGTGAGTCATAGTGATTATACAAGATATCTCGCTGCAAAGGTGAGAAATACCGGAGAGATTTCTTAGAAAATAGGGATGGACGCATAGTTGAAGGCAGACTTGCCGTAGTAGGGCTTGCCAGAATAGATAAACAGACTTCCGACGAAGATTGTCGGTTGCATATTGTTGTGGTATTGGCTTCCGCCCGTATTGGTGGTTGTGAAATTGTGGACATGGCCAGGGTCTGTTAGTACCAGTGCTGCAGGACGAGTGACAACATCAGGTTCTCCAGCTGAAACATCCAAATCTGTGCCATTATTGGTAGTAGCTCCCGTTGATGCAGAAACGCGTATTAAGCCGTTATTACCGTCGGTCGCAGGCGCATTGTGCGTAATGTCCGTCGTTGCATTGCTCGTAGTCCCCGTGTGTCCGTGGCTGGGCATCTCGGGAATAGTGAGCGTATGAGCCTCTTCTCCTACCACTTGACCAAGGAGGCGATTTGTCGGGCCGGTAGGGCCAGAGTATTGGCCCGCATTAGATCCAACAAAGCCAGGCACACATCCTCTGGGGTCAGGAAGTTTGAAATTGCTACCAGAGCCACCGAATGAGTATCCAATGACATCAAACAGGAACTGGAATTCTGTCTTAGATAGAGTGCGTCCATCGCACTTCAACCATCCTAAGTGGTCCAGGTCAAGAACAGAAGTCTTCGTATCACCCGCCATCGGACGTCTGTGTGCGGAGAGATCGAAGAAGTCGCGATTTCTAGAAGCCATTTGTTTCTACTAGGCCAAATATAAAAACTCTACAATTAGAATGTCTAGATCTCCGTCGCCATCCAATAAATCCGTTGATTTATCTGGAAATCCTAAACCTGCCAAGCCTAATAATGGTTGGACGAAGGAGCAAGAAGAGCTAATGGCAGGTTGGGCAGATATTGCAGCCTCGTATCGCTGGATGCACGATAAAGGCGAGAAGAAGATGGCGATTTCTAACATGTGGATTACGGTTCCTGTTATTATCTTATCTACTCTTACAGGATCTGCAAATTTCATGTTGGAGAGTATTGTCGGAAGCAATCAAGAGTCGCAGAAGTATGCGCAGATAGGTATTGGAAGTGTATCTATTTTTACAGGTATTCTCACAACTCTTGGCAACTTCTTCCGCTATGCGCAATCATCCGAATCAAATCGCGTAGCTTCTATTGCGTGGGGCAAGTTCCAGCGCCAAGTGGCCGTAGAACTCGCCCTACATCCGAAAGAGCGCATTGATTCCATGGATTTCTTGAAGATCTGTCGTTCCGACCTAGATCGTCTGATTGAGCAGTCGCCTCCTATACCGGATGACATTATCAAGGAGTTTGAGAAGGAGTTTGAGCATATCCAGGATTTCAAGCGCCCCGATATCGCACATGGCGTTGATCACACGAAAGTGTTCAATTCCAAGGATGAGCGTCTGAAGCAAGTGGCGACAGATGCCGCTATTTTCTTACAGCAAAAGCGCAAGGTGTGGCACGAGGCTATGATGCCTGATGTAGACAGGCGTCTCGAGAAGGCCGTCTCAGATTTATCAGGAACTATATTACATGCTATGCAGGAGCGAGTAGAAAGTTTAGAGAAACAGGTAATACAGCAACAGGAATCTCGCAAGGGTGTTCAACATCCGATGTCATTTAGCAGAAGCACACTTGTTGACAGAGGCAGGACCATGTCTAGGCGCTCTATAGATGAGCAGAAGAAATCGGTGTCATTCAATCCTCTGAAAGATCCCAATACTGCTGCTACGACAATTACTGATGTTGTTGTAGCGGTGAATGAGCCTGAGGAGGAGAAAAAGTAAATATTTTAACCTTGCATAAAATTATAAAGTATTGCAACAATAGAAAATGACTATTATTACAATACTAGCCATTATAGGATTCCTTTTTCTCTTTTGGGTACACATAAATACGTTTTGGCTTCCTAGAGGAGTAAGATATGGTGGATTCCCCAATCCTGTGGCAGTAGTAAGTGTTATCCAAACAATAATTCTAGGAGTATGTTTTGTGTATTCTCAGGATTATATGAATAAAGTCTAACGCCTTTGGCATTTAACGCTAAAGAGGCTCAATAAAAAATTGATTCGTGCCAGGCCCCGTATGGCCTGTCCCGCTTACAATGTTCTGGAACCCGAACGCCCCTCAGCAGACCCGTATCTTCAACTGGCGCTCTATTCTGCAGGAGTGGAGCCAGTCGCTCGTGCTCACCCCATATATTGAGACTGTGCAGAAGAATCTGCAGGTTGCCACGGAGTATCCCTTCAGCTATTCATTCCCCCTCACGTATTTCCTGACCTATCTGAATGAGGAGCAAGAGGGTATTGCGTGGCTCATCTACGAGATTTGCTCGACGCGCTGGATGTACGGGCATGTTCGCTCGGATTACCTGCGTGGCCTCGTGCTTCTGGTGGATGACCTGGACCAGGGCTTCCCTGCGTTCGTGGGTAGCCCTTACGATTCTACTACCATTCGCGAGTTCCTGGAGGCCAATCTGACTGCCGAGGAGCTGGATACCGTGAACATGATGCCTCGGCTTGTGGCTCTTCCCCCAAGCATCCAGCGCGAGCGCTTTGAGGCTCGCCAGCGTCACCGCGCTTCTGTCGCCGCTGTGCAGGCACAGGCACAGGCGCAGGCGCAGCCCCTTCTCCCCATTACTCTTCGCTTCTTGCGTCATGGGCTTGATTCAAAGCACGACGATATTGTGAATATCTATCGCATGAACGACGATGCCTTCAAGATTACATTCCGCGACGGCGACGGTAAGCTGAAGACCCGTGCGCGCAACCTCACGCGCACGGAGGTGATGGAGTATCTGAGCAACACTCTGCGCCTCGTGGCCATTGATGAGGAGCCCTTCGCAAATATGCAGATCCTCACTCCGAATATGCCCACGGTGGTGATTAACCCGAAGAACATGACTTCGCAGACTCGTGACCTGATTTACGACACTGTGGAGACGACGATGAACAACTGGCCGGTAAGCATCTAAGAAAAAAATATATTTGTAGCTTAGGCGCGCTGAATAATTTTTAGTTGGGCACGCGCTTGAATAAGTTGTTTGTGGGCAGCCACGACCTCTTTCATTTTCATCTGGGGTGTGTTCTTTTGAAGGCTGATCTCCATGGCGGCGATCTCTTGCGTGAGTATGGCAACCCTCGCATCTTCGAGATCTTCCTCGGCCTCCTCAGATTCCATAATGGCCTCCTCAGATTCCATAATGGCCTCCTCAGATTCCATTTCTGCTGGCTCGGCCTCTGCCTCTGCATAAGCAAGAGCAGGAGCAGCCTCTTCCGCAGCCACGGCTGCTCGCCACCACGGAGAGAACTTTACCCGCACACCAGCAGGATACTCACAATCAAACCAGCCATACCAGTTCTCAGGCATCGCAGTCCTCTTGCTGAAGCGCCGAAAACAGCTCGCGCAGATATACATACTAGCGTCGCCGTCATCCACACCTATCTTCACCTTCGGCTTCTTACCGCACTCCTTGGTCGTATGAAACTTCTCGCCGGTGCGAGGAAACATCTGCTCGCAGTCAAGGATACGGGCTTGACATACAGCCATAATTGTGTTGAAACAGGGGGACTTCCCTTTTACACAATCCGCGCAATTCAATTTTTATCAAAGATATACACATGGCGACTAAAAATATATTTGTCCCCCTCTTTTTCTTTAGAGCTCACAGTGGAAATACAGACTGTTGGGTGGCGACCAAGGATCTTTGACCAATGACCACGGCTCGTGAGCCAATTGGTAGGCCTTGAGACTCATGTTCAACAGGGTCTCTACACTGACCTTCGCCCTTTTCGCGATGAATTCCAGAGCTTTCTCGTGGGTTTTAATGGCTTTTGGGTCCTTGTGTGCATATTTTGCAAGGTGTTTGGCGAAGCGCTTCGTCGTCGGCGAGGGCCAGTTGGGATGGTTGTAGTTGGGCCTTTTGGCCTTGACCTCGGCCTCTGTGTTAACAGGAGGACAATCGTAGCAACCCGCTGCCCCGCACTCCATCAGCTGATCAGGTAGTATTGGCGAGGGGCATTCCATGAGATCTAGGCGGTCATCGGGCTCAACTACTTCCACGGAAGGCAAGGCCCACTGCGTCTTTATCATATCTTCGTAATCCTTTTGCGTCAGGGCGTAGCAGATATCTACGCCATCTTTCCATGTCTTCTCCGCCTTGAGCTCTGGCGAGTCTCGCACCACCTCTGCGAGTGGCGGATGAGCGAGCGGATGCGGAAGCTGAGGTGCAAGTGAACTCGTAAACTTAGGCGCGAGCTCAGGCTCCAGCTTTACATCAGAGGAGGTGGCCTCTAGATTTAGGCTCGGAAACACGAGCTTGCGCAGGGCCTCGTTCTCCTTCTTCAATTGCTCAACCTCCTCTTTCTCCCACGCCCTCACCTCGGCATGTTCTTTGGCGATCTCCTTCAGGTGGCGCTGAACCATCTGCTTGTCCTCTTCGATTTGTTGTCGCAACCCCCTGTTCTCTGCGCTCAGTCGCTCAAGGTCTGCACGCATTGACTTGAATGTCTTCGTGGCAGCATCCATCTCGCAGTGGTGCCGCGCCTCCACGGCCTCCAGGTCCTCATTGCGCGCCCGCTCAATGTTCGCCAGCATCTCTGAGTGCATCTTCTTTAGATCATATACCTTGTGCTGCGCGGCCGTTAACATGGCCGCGAGGCGTTGCACGGTTGGAGCGCTCTTTTCCACATGCCAATTTGCCTCCTCTCGCGCTCCACCCACATGGCACCACTTCTCGTAACTCCAGGTGTCCTTCCACCAGGGCGCAAAGGAGGCGGGCAGTCGCGCCAGGCACTCTGCTGCGCGCTTATTCAGCATCTTCATCTCTATACTGGCATCATGCAACCCAAGGTAGCCGTCGTATGAGCCGGCCTCCAGGGCGATGGTATCGCGACAGTTGTCCGCCCGCTGGCGCAGGACCAAGAGGCTAAGCGCGTCCTTCCCGTGAATTGATGCAAACGCAAAGTCCTCGGTGTAGTATTTGATGCCCTCGTCCAGGTAGCCGGCGCACCCGACGCAGATGCCCCGCTCCTTATCCATCTCTACCCGTTCAGGGTCGTCGCCACAGATGTCACAGGTGTTCGCATCAGCGTTCGCATTAGCGTAAGCAAATATCTCGGCTTCCACCTCAGCCAGGGGAATAGGCTGTGCATCTGCTAAAGTCGCATTCACATTCAATACGTAGCTGGTAACAAAGCGAGTCTCGTGCGCGAGCTCAGAAAGCGCGCGAACCACCTGGGAATAAGTGCTCCGCACCTTGTCCTGATCGGCAGGCGAAAGGGTCGCGCAAGAAAGCTTGGTGGTGCCGATGGAGGGCATGGTTGGTTTGAAGGGGGACTGCCATAGACTGCCCACCCACGATTCAATTTTTACAAATACTCTTTGACTAAACAGCACCAATAAAAATGAAGCCACAGTCCCCCATCTAACAAGTCCTCCCCCTTCCAACAACCATGGACATTCGCACCCAGTCAAAGAAAAACGCCAATATCTGGAACAAGCTAAAAAAAGCATTTGCCACTCTCTCATCTGAGGGCATGTTCGTGGAACCCTGGGGATTCATGAAAGGCCAAGAAGAACACCACGAGCTCATGGTAGACTGTACACTCTACTTCCGAGACACGGACGACGACGGCAACCCTGCCGGCCTTTACGACTGCGACGCAAACTCAGAAATCCTAAGAGATGAGAATAACCAGTGCTTATTCTGCGAAGCCAACCCTCTTACACCCCATGATATTTTGTCCGATATGACAAACCGTTTCCGATGCGCTATCAAATCGTGTGGACGCTGGGCTCCAAAATCCTTCAAGCGCAAAACATATGTCGGCATCTTTCGGATTGTGGAAGGTGGTGAGGCGATTTTCGTCGGTCCCTCATGCAGGGGCACCAAACGTCCTGACGGAAAATATGATCAGTGGGGGGATATCTTGGAGCGCATGACGAACGAGGAGCAGATTGATTCTATTAAGCGCGTGATCACCAAGGCATTTGAGTAAAAAATACAAGCCAGGGGCAATATATTTTTTCTGGAATTCTATACTGACGAGATACGAGGGGCCGGCAGTTCAATCGTAGGGAGCCTAGGTTTGTCAGAGGACATCATAGGCAGGCTCTCAAGTTGCTCATCAAACCACGCCCACCACGTCTCCTTCTCCATGGGCGTCTTGCATCGCGTGGGCCAAAAGGTGCGCCTCTTGGGATCACATATGCGCCAGCCACATGCGTGCTTATGCACACGACCGTGTTGTATAGGGCCACACCACCCATTACTCATGAAGACACGCCATACATCGCCTTCTCCCTTGTAATATTTTGTAGCCACAGAATCACCCATTTCAGCTGAATCGGTCGGCCCACACCCAGCCTTGTATTGACTACAGTGGGTAGAATGCGCGGCCTTTTGAATACGCCAACCCTTCTCCTCTATATAGCCAGTCTGACCATCCTTCGGCCAACCCTCCTCATTTGAATTCCGCTGGACAGTAAAGTATTCGGTCTGAAGCTCTGCCCAAACTTCGGCAGGAAGCTTGGAGAGGTTCACGCAGTTCTGGCTTTGAACAAGACCCATTGTATTGGTTGGAGGTGGACCACATATCCCCTTTTACACCGACCTCAATTTTTATCAAAGACACTAAAAATATGTGGGTATCTCAGAATAATTTAGTAATAGGGAGTTTCTCTGAATACAACCCACTTGTTATTCAGGTAGAGATAGACATGTGAAGGGCCTTGCCAACTATTTATCGTCCTGCGCCTTTTAAGAATTACTTGACATGCTGCGCTTGGAGAATATGCATTAAGGCCATTATCGAATTCAAAGGTATAGGTTCGCGAGTCAAATAAGCCGTGCCGAACAATTTTATCATTCATCCGCGCCCTGCACGCGAATGGAATATATTGATCCTCATCATCCTCATCCATCTCCTCATCATCATCGTAGTCCTCATCATCCTCATCCATCTCCTCATCATCATCGTAGTCCTCGTCGTCCTCCTCCATCTCCTCATCATCATCGTAGTCCTCGTCGTCCTCCTCCATCTCCATCTCCTCATCCTCCTCCATCTCCTCATTATCATAGTCCTCATCCTCCTCCTGCACTTCCTCCACTTCCTCCGTATTCTCCTCGTCCTCCTCCGCATCCTCCTCTGCATCCTCCTCTTCGTCGTCCTGCGCATCCTCCTCGTCATACTCAAGTTCCTCAAACTTCTGGTCACATAGGAGCTCGAGCATGATAAAGGTGGCAATAAAGAATGCCAATAACAACGTAAAGACTAGAACAATGTTCTTTTCCAGCGTCTCCGTGGTGAGGTTTTCGGTAAACATCTTCAAGGGAACTAAGGACATTTATATTGGTGCGGACCACCCTTTCGCAAAACAGCCAGTTTCAATTTTAGTCGTATAAAGAGGTAGAGAGCACCCTATACTCCTCACACACTTGTAAATACTTCTCGTGTTTCTCCAGCGACAGTTTCATTGCATCTATCTTCTTGACAAGTGGCTCATCTAGACTTAGTAAATGATTTACTGCCACCTGGGCTTTTTCTTTGGCTACCTGACACTCATCCAGATCTTTGCGAATCCGCTCTTGCTCTGCAATAGTGCCTGCCCTGTTATGCCATTTATTCAATGACGCATTGCGATTCTCCAGTGCATTTCGGTCTCCCAAAATCTTATCCATCCGTGCCACAGCCTTTGCCAAATCAGCCTGCGCAGAAGCAATGGCCACAAGATTTTCCTCGTGCTCCTTTATAATCTGCGGATCAATCGGTGCGGGAGGAACAACAGATACAAGGCTGTGCTTTACAAGAGTTTTCATGTCAGGCCAAGTGCTCGCGGTATTCTGTGGCCACATTTCCGAGAAGGGACTAATAAAAATACCAGCGTGGGTATTCAAATTTACTAAAGAAGCGGCTATAAAAATTGAATAAAAGTCCATATAGAATGTTAAGTCAGAAAACAAAATGCCAGCATACGTCTATACACTTAATCTGAAAGGAGGTGCGAAGTATGTTGGGTATACCGAAAATCCAGCGAGGAGGTTTGCTCAACATTTCTCTGGGAATGGTTCTCAATGGACGCAAAAACACGAGCCAGTATCTATAAATAGTATTCAGAAGGTTCCAAGTGTTGCCTATGCGAAAAAACTGGAAACGATTATTTATTACAAGATGAAAGAATATCATGGCGCTTCAAAAGTTCGTGGAGCTGGAAACACCAAATCGTATTAGTCCTCTTATGCATTCTCAAGCACCTCCAGCCTTTTTTGAATATCTACAAGCATGTTAAAGATAGGCTCAAGAAATGCCACTTTCTCTTGGTCATAGAATCTTGCCAGGGGAAGGCTTTTAGAATAGGAATTCCGTTCAATTTGTATCTTTTTCTCTTGAATTATATGCCCAAGGGCTTCCAATGGAAACGCCCTTTCTTTCTCCGCCTTTTCCGCGCGAATCGCCTTTTGCTCCTCTAGAGCCTTAATCCTTGCGCGCAGTGCGTGAATCTCAGAGTCAATTGCAGACATTGGCAGACTAAAAATAAAGCACCCTTAATATTTTCAATTTTTAAGCTCTAAGACCCCACCGCCCCCTACAATCCCTCGCCTCCTGCCAATCCATCGTCCAATCCACCATGCGTTTCGCACTCCCATACACAACCGCACAGAGTTCTTCCGTAAATGGCAACTTCCTCCCATAAAACCCCGCCTTCCTCTGGACGAACCACTTCTCCGCCCAGACATCTTCAAGCATCCGCGCCATAGGATGATCACTCTCGCGAAGCCGTTTCAAATGCTCCCCACTCATCCAGAACTCCAGAAGCCACTCAGGATGCAAAGACTCCGCATCATCCAAGAGCTTGATCAAATCACTCTCTTGAATGCCAACCATCATCTCCCTAGGGAAACAGAAGAGACCTTGATAGAACAGCTCACATCTCCCTTTTACACAAATCAAGCGAAGTATGTCGGCGTTATATACTTGAAAGGGACCATAAGACACCACATTCCACCATCGGAACATCTGCTCAATCGTGCCCTTGTATAAAGATAGGTTCCATTCAGGACGAATATTTGTATGTCGTGAACACAGCATCCAGAAATACGCCCAGAACTCTTTTCGGATAAGCCCGGCGATTGCCTTGGCAGTTACCTCAACCAGTCGAAGCCTAACCCACTCTTCCACAACCTCTCTTACACCTTGTTTACGCAGATGTAGGAATTTCAATGGATTGTTCTTTTTTGTAGAAAGCATATCCTTAAAAGAATACCCGCTATGAGAGGAACATAAGTGTCCTTCATGCGAGTTGTTCCGACAAGCTCTATATGTCATGTCATCTTTCTCAACAAGTGCTAAGCATCTTGTCATTATGTAAGAGGGGACTATAAAAAATATATGGCCACATAATTCATTTTTTAGATTGCGTCAATATCCACTTCCTCTGAGTCCTCGGCCTTATCGCTAAAGATGAATCCACCCTGATCCTCCTCTTGCTCCTCGTAAATGGCCTTGTGAATGCGCCCTGTTTGATAAAGCTGAACAGCCGTCTGCGAGTCTAGTAGACCGTAAATCTCTAGTGAAATATCTTTTCCCTGAGCCCTTACCTCTTTGATCAGCTCAGCGCCTTCTAGAACGACAAAGTCACCTATCCCAATATTCACCCGCTTTCGCCCATCGGCGCTGAACAGTCCGCGAGGAGTTGCCAGGATTCCAGTGTGTAACTTCTCACCGTCATGGAATTTTACGTGGAAGCGTGTACCGCCAAGAACCCTTTCCACACGTGCGAATTGGTTCTTTTCGGAGGAAATCGCCATCTTAACGGCCTGGCTAGACTTATCTTGAGCCTTCATACTCTTCTTGCTGATACGAATAGGAGGCATTTTTAGTTTTGGGACTATTATATACCTAGCTCCCCCGTTTCAACTTTTATAGACCAAAAATATCTTGTCCCTTCTACCCCCAATATATATTACTGCACAACGGCAGACCAATCCTCCATCGTTGTTACAAGAGGGGGAATATCTCGCACAAAGGGAATAGAAGTCTCAAGCGAAAGAAGGAAGGTCTCGCAGAGCTTTTTGAGCTCCTTGCACGTGTAGGGGGAAATACGAGTTAATTCTTCTAGGCGTGGGTCGCTGAACTCCAGCGCCTTATCCTTTACAACCTCGCGCAACCGCGAGTTATACTGAAATAGTTGGGGGTAAACTAACACAGCGCGCCACACCTTCAGGCTTAGCCTGTTGCGGGCTAGGTTGCTCTTTGCATTTCTTTGCTTATCCAGGATATTTTTGAACATTCTACCGGCAAGATGAAGGTGGAATTGTAGCGCGGCATCTTTGCGCAGAGGAATGCTGAGCCGGTCTTTGCTGGGGAGGAGGAGGTTCGCCGTAACGCGCGAATTGTAGTCTAGGTAAGGGAAGATCTCGTAGTAGATCATGTCCGTGGGGAGCTGATCAAAGAGGTGCGTAATAGGAGCAGACGAGAGGTATTTGGCCATGGTGGAATGGGGAGGGGACATGAACTACACGGCCCTTCCATGTTCAATTTTTATGAAAGAGTCTTTTCGTCTTGCTCAGGTAACGATATCTTAGGACACTCATGCTGAATACAAATGTATACAGCATAATGAATCCAGTGATAATCTCATTCTTCTGGTAATCTGTAAAGGTACACCAGCCCTCTATGGGAACAGAGTATATATTCGTTGTTTTATATGAGCCACGAAGGTTTAAGATGGGTATCAGACCAGTGCAGTTATACTGTGATGTGGCTCCTAGGCTTAGGGTTATATAACTAGATGGACATGATAGAGAGGTCGTCATATTTCCTGGACAGTAGGAGTTAAGTGGGCAGAGTATGGTCTCGCTAGAAGAGGGACAGTAGTATCCTGGAGCACACGGCGTCTGGATGGAAGGGGTATTTCCCTCAGCACGCGCCATCTTGCAGAAGATGTCAGACCAAATAACAAGGCCGTGGAATACAGGGATTAGGTAGATTAGGATTAACATGGCGGAGGTCATGGGGAACTATAATGCGCCCAGTGAGCCCTGCTTCAATTTTTCAGAGTGTAAAAGAGGAACCGAACAAAAAAGCTTCTTTTGTTCTTTTTTTGTTTTGTGCCCGTTCCTTTTACTCCTTCTCCTCTTCTTCGCTAGTGCCCAGGCCCTTGCACCCGCACCCCTTTTGCTCGTTCTCCAGTTCCGCAATGAATTCCTCTGGATCAAAGTCCATCAATGGCGCAATCAGTCTCGCTATTGGGTTGAATACGCAGTTACAGCTTTTCAGCTCGCAGGGCATCCGCCTCTTAACCATTGGCAACCAGAGCAGGGCTATCACCTCATCAATGATCTTTTTGGCCACTGGGTCCTCCTCCCTAACATCCACAAAGAGTGGGCCCTCTTGCGCCATCTCCTCGCGCTTGAGGAGGAGGGCCGACATGCACGCAATAACAGTGGACAGCTTGGTAGGGCCCTCGTCAAGGAAGCCGTTTGGGCTATTCAGAAGCGTGGCCTTTTCCTCGGCTGAGAGCTCGTCATGCGCATCTTTGAGGAGGTCTCCCATCTGCCTATAAATGCAGAGCTGGCAAGTGATGCTCCCTTTGTATTCGCAGAAGCAGTCGCGGAAGACTACCGCGTCGTGGTGAATGCAAGTGAATCCTACGTCGTAGAGGTCATCTTTGGTGTCAGAACAGGCGCACTTGGTAACACGGCCCTCTAGCCAGGCGGTGTAGAGAGGCAGTAAGATCTTGGGGGAGGGCATGAAGGGCGGTTTGAGGTTTGCGGTCGCCACGCAGGAGACTTCCAATTCGTAAGACAGATGAATTCAATTTTTTAGCCCCTCTTATATAACACTGTGTCAAAAGACCTAAGTGCACAAAAAAAGAGATGCCACCAAAAAGAGGCTCTTTGGCCCCCTCTTTTGTTATCTTTTCTTTCTTTTTGCGTTTGTTCTTCCCTCTTTTCTTTTCTTTTAGAGCACGCCTTCTGCTTTAAGGCCTAATCCGCCTTCGCCTTCACGGGCGACTTGGAGGCGCCCTCCTTGGCCCGCGCCTTCTCAGCCTTCTTGGCGGCCTTCTCCTCGGCCAGGGCGGCATCCTTCGCCTCCTTGGCACGGGCCTTCTCAGCCTTCTTGGCTGCCTTCTCCTCAGCCAGGGCGGCCTCCTTCGCCTCCTTGGCACGGGCCCTCTCAGCCTTCTTTGCCTCCTTCTCCGCCGACTTGGTCGCCTCCTTGGCGGCCTTCTGCTCGGGGCTCAGGCGCACGCGCTTCACGGGCTTAGCAGAGGTCTCAGAGTCAGAGGGCGGGGCCGAGTTATCGGGCGACTTCTCGGGCGAGTTCTCCGTCCTGAACTTCTCCACGAAGGCCGTGTAGACGGCCTCGTCCTCCTGGCGGATCGCCTTGCACACCACAGCCATCTCAGGCGCCTTCATGCCGGCTGTGAAGCGCTCAGCCATCGTGGCACGGCAGTGGGCCATGAATGCGAACCAGGCCTTCTGGCCGACGGCGGGCTCGCGCTTCTCCTTAGGAGCGCTGGCTATCATCTCGCGAATCTCCTTATTCAGCTCCTTCAGCGCCTCGCGGGGGAGGGCGGAAATCATCTCACGGACAGAGGTGGACACAGAGGACATTGTGGTTTTCTAGCTACTTGTTACTAGGGGGTGGACTTAGATATTGGAGCTGGCCAATTTTCAATTTTTTTCTCCTACGCGCGCACCCCCTCTTATATGCCCCTAGAAGGGGCTAGAAGCCCCTTTTGCCTATGATATACCCCCTTCTATGCCCCCTTCCGCCTATTATAGAGGCCCTTCTATGCCCCTTCCGCCTATTATAGAGGCCCTTCTATGCCCCTTTCGCCTATTATAGGCCCCCTTCTATACCCCTTCTGCCTATTATAGGCCCCCTTCTATGCCCCCTTCTGCCTATTATAGGCCCCCTTCTATGCCCCTTCCGCCTATTATAGGCCCCCTTTTACCCTAAAAGCCCCCTTTTATACCTTCTAGGCCCCTTTTACCCCTAAAAGCTCCCTTTTACCCCTTCTAGCCCCCTAAAAGCCCCTTTTAGCCTCTTATAGCCCCTATATCTGCCAAATGCCCGATACCGAAAAAAATTGAAACTGGCTGAGCCCCGTTTATCATGTCCCCCCCCTAGTAACAAGTAGCTAGAAAACCACAATGTCCTCTGTGCCCATGTCTGTCCGCGAGATGATTTCTACCCTCTCCCGCCAGGCGCTGAAGGAGCTGTCCAAGGAGATTCGCGAGATGATCACAACGGCGCCTAAGGAGGAGAAGCCCAAGCGCGTGGCTGCTGTCGGCCAAAAGGCCTGGTTCGCCTTCATGCGCCACTGCCGCGACACGATGGCCGAGCGCTTCACCGCCTGCAAGAGCGCTCCCGAGTATGCCGTGGTGTGCAAGGCGATCCGCCAGGAGGACGAGGCTGTCTACACGGCCTTCGTGGAGAAGTTCAAGGCCGACAACTCGGCTCCGACCTCTGACGCGGAGGTGAGCTCTGCCAAGCCCGAGGCCAAGCCCGTGGCCAAGCCCACTGAGAAGGAGCAGAAGGCCACAGCCAAGTCGGCGGAGAAGGAGCAGAAGGCCGCCGCCAAGTCCGCGGAGAAGGAGCAGAAGGCCGCCGCCAAGTCCGCGGAGAAGGAGCAGAAGGCCACCGAGAAGGCCGCCAAGAAGGAGGCCGCGCACTTGGCGAAGGAGGCCGCGAAGGAGGCTGCGAAGCAGCAGAAGGCGGCCGAGAAGGAGGTTGCGAAGCAGCAGAAGGCGGCCGAGAAGGAGGCCGCGAAGCTGGCAAAGGCCGCCGCCAAGCCGGCAAAGGCCACGAAGGCCAAGCCCGCCCCCGCGCCCGCGCCTATCAGCACCGAGGCAACGCCCGCGCCGGCAGAGGCCGAGGAGGACGCGATGCCGAAGATCACCATCGACGGCACGGCCTACTGGCACGACGAGTCCACAAACGGCCTCTACAGCATTGACGCGGCGGGTGGCTTCGGCGACTGGGTGGGCTATTACCAGCCTGACAATGAGGAGGAGCCCATCCGCTACACGGCCACGCCTGAGTAAAAACAAAAGAAAAGAAAATATTACGGGGGACAAAAAGAGGAACGGCCATAAGAGCCTCTCTTTTTTGTAAGGGCCCTTTGTCTGCGGGTCCCTTCCCTGGAGCCCACCACACACCCCCTTTAACACCGTATCAATGTAAAAAACGCTTGCGCGTCTGAATATATGTAAGGCACAGGGGAATACATCTTTTTTAGATCTCGAGCTGATCTTCTGGGTTGAGATTCACGTGCGCAGTCCCCTTATACTCAACCCTCCTTCCGAGTATGCTACTCAAGCGAGCCTCAAGGCTTGAGTGCGTCATGCTCACAACGAGCGTCTCCTCTTCGCCGTCCTCCTCATTGAAGAACTCTGTAACCGTGCAAGAGGAGCCCATGGCGCGAAGAAAGGCCTCAATCTGGGCGCGGGTGAATGTGAGCCTAGGCTCCTCCTCGTGCCTCTCCATGATGTCAAAGGGTGCAGGCACAGCAACAGAAGGCGCCTGCACAGGCTCTGGTGCCCACTCCGCCACGCTATAGGAGATGTCGCCTGCGGGGAACATGGTCATCAGCTGGCTCCAAGACTCGTCCGTTAACGCAGTCGCCCCTTGCTCGGCCATGATGCGCGCAAACTCGTAGCGCGTAATGTCTACTTCTCCGTGTTGGTTAAATGGCAACTCGGCCTCCACGCCTGCTGTGACGCCAATCCCACCTTGGTTGCGCAGGATGCCTTCCATGGCCACCCGCGTAATGCGAATGAGCCCGCCGTCGTCAAATCCCGCTTCTTCCTCGCCTACTGCTTGCTCCGACTGAGTAGCAGGCGCCACGGGCTCCGCGGGCTCCGCATTCAGCAAATCTAGCTCGTCAGCCAGCAAAGCCAGCTCTGCAATGATCTCGCGCGCGCGTGGGGGGATGAATGCAGAGGCTGTGACTCTTGCAATATGCCCACTAATGGCGTTGTTAATGCCACTCTGCGCCTGCTCCCACTCAGTGGCCGGCGCACGGCACATGGGGCACTTTGACTGGTCCTGCGATGAATACCATTTCCAGAGGCAATTAGGGTGAAAGATGTGGCCACACGACGTCTTCAGGCTTCCCGTGGCCACGCCGCCAGCTCCAGAATCAATCACATCGTCGTGGCAAATCCCGCAGATCTCACTCTGAACTTGGCTGATCTCGCACTGCATATTGTTTGTTGTTGTGGGGACTTATCCAACCAACAACAACCAGTTTCAATTTTTAGAGGTGTGTAAAAGAGGTTGGTCTTAGACATATACATAAGATGCCCCGCCCTGCCCTCGTAAAAATGATCAGCAATCGTTGACACACAAACAGTCCCAAGCCACACATACCAATGACCGCACATAACCCCTTTTACACAGCCTCCCAACTTTCAAGAATTATTCAAGAAGCCCACGAATCCTTAGACATATACGAAGAACTCTGGGATTTGAAAAAAACCCATCGTGAGTGGGATGTTAAGTATCGTCTGCTATGCACATTTCCAGTAGGTATAAAAATGGAGGAGATTAATCGCGCATATGATAGGTGTATTGAGATAGACGAAAAAATAAATAAGCTAAAGGCACATACTCTCACGATTCGCCCATATTGGTTATCAGACGATGAGATGTCTCGGATCACAGAAGTATCTTTGAACGCGTTAGAAGCTCCCCAACTAGAGAAGTTGCGCGCGCTCGTAAATATGGATGTCCTTTACAAACAACTGCAATTATATCACCCACTAGCAAATATAACCACACCTCTTACACTCACACAATAGCTCCATACCCATGTCACATAATTCTTCCTCTTTTTTTTCTTCCAATATAAGACCCCCCTCTTTTACAGGAACAGACCCCGTAAATGGCTCTAGGTGAAATTCTCTAGATATGCGTGGTATATTCCGAATTAAGGCCAATCTATCAAAATCTACATCGACGTCTATGGGTAGACTATAGTGAACAAGCTTGTCCAGAGAATCTGTCACAAATTTAAGTTGTCTTGCCATAACATCCTCTTTCACCATTCCCATGATGCGTATTGATTTTGTAGTAATAAGGTCAATATCTGTTTTTCCGTAGGAAGATGTTCTCAAGGTTCTAATAGCATATTGTTCTGCAGTGCCATCGCCTATACTAATGATATTTTTTCTGATATCAGGTGTTTTTAAGAATTGCATTAAGAGTATATCGCGGAAAGCATATTGTTTCCACATATGCGGAGAAGAAGTGTATTCCTCGTAGCATTCTCTTGCTGATATAATAGTAAAACTGGTAACAAGGTTGTAAATACTTGGCATCAACCGTTGACAGGAAATCTGAACCCATCCTTCTGATGCATTTGTCACAATAATAACCCTCCCATATTTTTGTGCCTCTGTCAAGAATGCTTTTGTTGCGTTTGCAACAATATCACAGGTTGCCTGCAATTCTTTTGGTATTTCAGGACATTCTTCTAGCATATTGGCATACCTCGCATATTCGCCCGCGAGTATGTGGGTTATATTTAATGTATCATCCCAGTCACTTATAATAACAGTTTCTTCTTTTGTAAAAGCGCCATGTTTTTCTTTTTTGAAGGGAAATTCGAATACGCCCCCTGCATTTTTGAAGATCAATGGATCCATAGCTGGGGGTTCTAAGGGTAGACTATCTAATAAAATTCAGAATTCATTCAATTTTAAAAATATGTAAAAATATATAGTATTTATCTGCTTGTGATACAGCACTTCATCTTACACCCTGCGGGACATTGCGTTTTCTCAGTCCCCCAAGCTTGCGTTCCCCCTATCCTCTTCTTGCCTACAGTGGTTGGCTTTTTCTTTTTCTTTGCGCAACCTCCACCGCCTGCGGTAGCTCCGTTCAAATAGTTCTTATCTTCCCACTCTTCTGCCATGCTATCGTATCCATCGCTGTAATCCATTGCTTTCTGGTAGGAGGACAATATACACGCATAACCCCAGATTTCAATTTTTACACAGCCACTTCTTATGATTGTGAAAGCCCCTTTCAGGGAATTTTACAAGGAAGTCCAGTGATTCTTTCTGATCTTTAGAAAGGAGCTTTGTCGTTAGAACCGGCTCTAGGATATGGGTGTGCTTAGGAGCAATCTTGTGGAGTTTACCTTGCATCATCCTACCTGGCTTTATAGACTCTGGGGTATCTTCCCACACACCTCCCCACGGAAATGCGACCCACTGTGCAAGGCGTTTCAGCTGGTTTGTTTCAGGTGTAAATGCCCATGCGGTATATACATTGAATTTTACATCCTGAGAGACCTTCTTGAAGTAGATGGGCCATCTCTCCACATATAGGTTGTCCATTGGGTGGACTTACCATCCCTTTAACACCGTTAGTCAATTTTTATAATATTAGGCATTATGCTCTTATAGAAAGCCTTAAAGCTTTAAGAAACTATGTTCTAGTAATGAAGTCTGAACGTAGTGACGCTGAATATATCCTTATTGGTAAAATAGCAGAAACGAGGAAGGAGCTTTTGAAACTCAAGGATGAACTCAAGGTTTTGGAAGGTCTGCGTAAGAATACAGTGGTTCAAGAACCTGCGCTTGTAGCAACTCAAGAAATAATAGAATCTTACACAGGTGTTCAGGAAGATCTACCACCTCCTGCAGAAGAGGTTGTCGTGCATAAAAAGACTATGAAAAAGCCTATATCATATGAAATGAAGCTAGAGTTAATTGAAGATGACTATGGTCATGCATCCAATATTACGCGGGGGAATTTATTTACGGCGGATGGTAATAAAAAACCGATAGTTCCTTCTTGGACGAATGGCAGGAAATACGATCCTTGTAAGGGTAAGATGATGAGGATTCGCAATGAGTTGCGAAAGGGACCTATGACAATTCGCCAGATGTCTTCCTATACTGGGTATGCTCTAGATACTATAAAGGATTATGTAAAAGAGATGGATAAGCAGGGTTTCTTCAAGAATACTTGAAAACTGCGTTTCTTGTAGCTTCTGCATGCCAGTGTTGTAGTGTTTTGCGGAACTCTGGATCTTCTGAGCGAAACATAATACCGTGGAATCCTATATACACATTATTTATACCTTGAGTAACTTTGAATTCATATAGTCCAGCATTTCCATCCGTATAAAGCATATCTGCACCTGATATATTTGTTACTTGAACATCATCTTTGCTCAGGAGTATTAGCCTGGCAATAAGTTCTTGTGCCTTGTCGCGCAAAGATATATGTTCCATTGTGGACTAATATAATGTTTATAACGATAGCATCATTTTTAGAAAATGATGATGCCATCAAAAATTGATTCGGTCGGCTGGGCGGAAATCAGTCCCGCCTGAAATGTCTCATTCCCGTGTATCTCGCACCGCGTCTGTGAACTCTACCACCCTTTCCAAGCTGGATGCGTTCCTTGCTTCTTCCTATTCCACTTACAATTCTAAGAAGGAGACTCCCGAGGAGTGGTCTCGCGCGCAGGCGCGCGCTTTCTATCACACGCTGAAGGCTCCTGTGGAGTTTCTTGGTCTGTATTCGCATTGCCTGAACTATTTGGAGACGCGTCCCAGTGTGAAGGTGCCTGTGCAGAAGAAGAAGGAACTTGTATTCGCCAAGGACGGCAAGTGCACGGATGCGGAGTTTACGGAGGGCCATTCTCAGATGAATGCAATCCTCCACCGCGAGTATTCTCTTTGGTGGGATGCGTTTGTCGAGGAGGAGGCGGAGGATTATGAGAAGGATGCGCCGAGTGCCGAGGATCGTTTCGCACTGCATTGCGGGAAGATCTTGGCTTCTAAGACTGGCGTTTCGGTTGAGAAGGCCAAGTGGGTGGTGAATGCGTGGCTCATTGAGAAGCATGCCTAGAGAGCGTATTAGATTCCTCTGAAAGAATCATTCTCGCGTTGCCCCTGTATATCTGTAATAATTCCATTTAGCTTTACAACATTATTTATTTTTTGTTCCTGTATGCCAAATGATATACATAGGGCGAAGATGCGTTCAAGAGTTCCAGCAAGATGCCTTGTATCCCATTGAAGATTTCGAAGGACTGTTGGTATGACTTTTTCTACGAATGGCATCATATGGGCAAAGAACCAAGATGGAATTATAAATGTATGTAAAAGGGGAAGGGGCATTGCGAGTATATTAGAGGGGGTGTGGTTTGTGTTGTAGAAGGTATTGTAGGGTTTTAAGAAGGTATCTTCCCAGAATTGGGGCGTATATATATCATTGTATAATATGACAGGGCTATATGGGAATGCTATATAGGCAGTGTTTGTATTATCATCTTTCATAAGAAGTTCCATTGCCAATAGTTCATTCGCATCTAGCGACATATCATATTGTGCAAATCCTATATATTTTGTTTTTGTATGTAGATTATTCCAGAAGATGTGCAAGAAGGCACTGTTCTGATAAAAATTACTCATCTGATAAAGGGGGTTATAGATGGGAAGTTCCCATTCTCTAATGTGAGATTCTTCTGGTATAGATGGGTATGGAGTTTTTACAATCTTTTCGTTGACTGCATACCATATTAGAGATTGTTTCATGTGTTCTCTATGAAATGTATTCGTGTTATTGTCATATATCTTATTGTGATAAACAATGTATACGCTCAATGTTTTCATATAGGTGTTATATATCCTTATTGTTAAACCGGCAAAATTCTATATAAAGATTGTATAGTATGAGCAGATCTGCGTAGCTCTACAATAGCTTCAGTAGCTAAAGAAAGAATTTTATTAAAGTCATTGACAGTGCAATCGCACAAGGCATCTTTTACAGAT